CCCGCTACCATCGTGCTCGAGGTTGTCGGTAACCGCGCCGGCGCTAACCCTGCTTCACATGTTGGTTGTGGTTTGCCCGTATGTATCCAGTGCAATGTGTTCATGAAATTGTAGTCCTGGGAGTATTCTAGATGCCCTTCCATGTCACACATATCCATAAACGCTAACAGGCTATTTGGGCTGAAGTACCATTTATGGGCCTCATGATAGAAGAATTTACGATACGGTACACAATTGTATAGTGTCAGTAATGGATCATTCAGACTGGGTACCTCTACCACCAACACGCCACGTTCGGTTAGGTGTTCTTTCAGTTCGTCCACAAACCCAAACGGTTCGTCTACATGTTCAAGCGTCTGATAACAGCATACAATATCACACTCTTGGGGTGCGTGTTCCAATTCGGTGAATACCCTACACCCTGTTTTCTGTTGGGCGTATTCCAATGCATCCGTGTCGGTATCCACGCCCACAGCTTCTTTCACGTCACCCTTGATGTTGTATAGGAAATGGCCGGCCGAACATCCTACCTCAAGTAGCCGTACCCGGGGGTGTAGGTATGGTAGCAACAGGTTGCGCCGCATCTCCTGATGCTGTACGTATGCGTTGAATATATCTTCGGGTGTGTTGACTTGGCCTAGTTTCGGCCCGTGGGTTCTGCGGTATTCACCGTCGTAATTTATCGTCTCGCCATCAAGCATTTCAAAGTCGCACCGTTCACATCGGTAGACTTTGCCCGCACCCTCACGAATGACTTCTGTCACAACGTTGAGGTGGCTGGCGTCACATAGGATACAGTTCAGATAGACTCCATTTCTTCTCGAACCTCCAAAACCCTCACTAGCATTTCAACACAAGATGGACATATTGGTTTATTGTTCAGTTTACCCCAGTTAGGAGGTAGCGAATCCCATGCACATTCCATCAAGTATTGTGTACCCACACAGCCATCCGAACGTTTAGGGCCACCAAACATTTCATCAAAAGCTATAGAACACTGCACATGTTTAAACTGTCTCATTCGCTATCAAGTCTCTCTATCTCTTTCTCGTATGTCATCCGCTTTCCTTCCAATACCTCAATTTATCCGCTACGCTGCGTTCGCCAGCGCTTATCTCTTTCACCCCCGTACCCAACATCTGTGGCAACAATCTAATGTTCTTCACCATCGTCTCAAGCCCCCGGCGCTCTAATGACGCCGCCTGATCGCTGCCATACATTGTCCTATCCAACGTGATATGCCGCTCGATCACTTCAGCCCCTAACGCTGCCGCTACCACGCTTGGCCACGGGCCTGTCTCGTGGCCGCTATACCCTACCCGGGAATGTATCTGTCTCAATGTCTCAATACACCGTAGGTTCAGCTCTATGTCCGGTGTAGGATACGTTGATACGCAATGCATCAACACAAACGAGCAGTTAGCGTTCTGGAACCGTTGCGCTACACCCTCAATCTCATGAAGCGTTGACATACCCGTTGAGACGAACGTCTCCTTTCCCTGATCTATCACCGCATCAACAAAATCACGGTGCGTCAACATCGCCGAGGCTATCTTGTTATAAGGACAATTGTATTGGCGTAGAAACTCAAGACTGGGTATGTCCCATGCAGAAGCAAACCAGTCAATACCCACCTGGCCACAGTAATAGTCGATCTCGCCATATTCCATCTCGTTGAACTCGAGGCCACGTTTCTGATCCCCGTTGGTATGGCCCCAAGGTGATTCACGCGGCCTTGCTAGTTCTTCAGGTGTGTAGACAAGATCGATAGTACGTTTCTGGAATTTGACTGCATCGCAACCACATTCAATAGCCATGTCAATGAGTTGCTTGGCTATATCAAGAGAACCGTTGGCGTTGATACCTATCTCGGCTACAATCCGCGTCACACCAAACCAACCAGATTCGTTGCTGTCGTGCCCGTTGCTTTCACATAATTAGCCCTGATAGGAATGATGGTTCCCGCTAACGCACCGACAAGCGTCACCGTATTATTGGCCTTCGTTACAATGGCAACATCCCCGTCACCACCTATCCATATCCCACGTGTCGTGTATGCCAGCGGTACGCTATCGCTCGGTGTTATGTCAAACGCGATAGTGGCCGGCATACTGAAATCCCGTACCAGTAGATCAGCTGTTTCCGTGGATAGGGGTACCTCAAATAGTTCTTTTGGCATTTGCTATATCCCCAGGTTTATCGCTATACCGACGTGTCGCCGACCAACGGTGGCCGCATATCCACCAACGCCAGCCGCCGAATATTGCATAACACCAGCTATGGTGTTTGTCAACGTAACATCTCCCGTAATTGCATTGTGATCATTATAGATCATTGCCGCTGCCGCATCAACCACAAGTCCAACGCTACCCACAATACTAGGATGTCGGTTGTAGACCAAACCCGTGGCGACAACCGTAGTACCGATGGTAACATCACCCACTATCATGTTGTGGTCATTGTAGGCCAGTGCTGAGGCCGTTGGATCGAACGTGATGGTTACATCCCCAACGATTTCATCACCGCTCGAGTACGCCATTGTCGCAGCAACGGCAAACGTGGTTGTTACATCACCCGTTATATCAGCATTGAGATTGTACGCTAGAGCGCTGGCCGTAGGATCAAACGTAACCGTCACATCGCCAGTAATCTGGTTGTGGTCATTGTAGACCATCACACTAGCAATACTACTGGTTACTGTTACATCACCCGTTATCGAATAGTTCTGGGACGCTATTTGGGCGGTGATGACCGGAATTGTCTGGTTGCCTTCAATATCCATGTACCCGTTGTCAAACACCAACTCGACAGTATCGCTTGCGCTAATGGAACCGCTATCTAGTGTTAGGGCACACTCCATTTCCCAGAAATCGTTTTTGCCGTACGAGACAGGTGCCCAACTTCCACCAGTTTCGCGGGATTCACCTGTATTAAGCCAACTGCCACCGGGATCAGACAGAAGTTGTGTTGAGCAATCGTCACCGCTAGCAAATTGCGAAGATGCTGCGTATTGACAAGCAGAAGAATCGGTAATCAAAACCCAGGAACCACCATTTATCCTATAGTACAGGGCTTCGCCACCGGTAATGAAAACCCCATTTTTCGTGTTCTGCTCATGGATCGTGAACCGAACACGAAAGACAGTATCAAGCCCTTGGGACCAATTGGCATCCTCGATCCCGTGCCATCCACCGTCCGTATTAAGGGCCGTAGAATCATCCCGACCCCTGAAGCTTACTTGCCTAAGTAGTGGATCCGACATGCGGCTGGCAAATTCCTAGTTCTTCGTTAATGCGTCTACGAATCCTATTGAAATCCGACTTTGGAACGTATTTACCCTTGCGCGTTGCCCAAACATCTCGACCGTGATCGATATGTTCATCCAACGCATCTCCCTCTCTTTCGTGTACTGTCCAGTATCCCAAATCCCCTCGGTATAGAAACCACGTCCCATTCATTAACACCTCGTCATGCTTCCCCCGGGCACATGGTTGTGCGATAAGCAACACCCTGGGATATGGTGGTGATTCGTCAGGTTCACCATCAAGACTTGTAAACCTCGTATCGTTCGCGTACTCAATACACCAATCCCAGAGAACACCCATTACGCAACCGTAATATTAGGCGTAACCTTGTACGTATCGTTCTCATTGATGTCATACGGGCCATTGCCGTCAACCTCAATACACAAGATTCGCGGTGTACCCCCACTTGCTTTTGTGGCAATAAAGTAGCCCTGCACATCACTACCGGTATAGTCGCTTCCAGTAGCAGTGAACGTCTGTTGTGCATAAGCCCGCGAATCGGCAGAACCCGTCCACGAACCATCAGTTAGATCAATTCGTGCATAACCGCCGCCGCCGGGTTCCGTAATCGTCGCCTCTGTGATCGTTTCGTCGGGTGCTGCATCTGTGAACAAACCAAGCTCGAGGTTCGCGTCCCGATCCGTAAGCACACGCTTACAAACCATGTCCGCAATCAACGCTTCACCCTCATTGGGCACAAAACCAGCCATTTCTACTTACCCCCTTCTAGTTTCGCCAGTGTCACTTCATTGCCAAGATATCGCCGCGTTGTAACAACACGCAATCGGTGACGTGCCATCAAACGCGCAAACTCCTTTGGGTTGTCACGTTCCCCAACCTTGCCACGACAATGAAAGAGCTTGCTGTTGGGGCTTGTCTCCATGTATACATACTGCGTGAATGGCCATATCATTTCCGAAACCTCGCATGTCGCTTAAGTGCTGCCTCGGCTTCCGCCTTGGTTTTGTACGTCCCCAATAGCTTGCCCGTCTTGTGGCTGATCACCTTGTACCCCTTCTTTGTCTTACGTATCATCTTCGGGTTTCCTTCGTTTTTGGCCTACAATCGCTTTTCTTTACGCCCCCTGTGTACTTGCATTACCCTGGGTCCCAAAGTCGCCTACGGGGCCTTCTGGCGCGTTTGTGGCCCCTTCTGGGCTTGTGGTCCCTTGAAACGCCCCCATATCTGCTTCTAGGTTCATGCGTTCCTCTTCCTCTGTCCAGTCAGGTGGCAACCATTCCCCTTGTTCCAACATCTTCCACATCGTGGCCAGGCTGATCTGCCCGTTAGCCACCAACCGCGACCACACATCTATCTCCTGTGGTGTAAGTTGTTGGTCCTCATAGTCCTTGTTGATTTCTATGCTTCCACCTGATCTCTCTTTCATGAATTGTGCCGTGTAGCCTAACAATATCTCTGCTGCATCCTCGAGGGATCGTGCTATCCCACCCAATGCGCTATCGGCTTCTGCTTTGTCTATCCTACGTGCCGTAGCCGTCTCAGCGGCGCGTTTCTCCCGAGCCAACATATTGAGCCCCAACGTAGCCATCCGCGACTCGATATCCTGCAACATCTGGCGTGTGTGGCCTAACGCACTGCCGCTGGTTTCCATCCACCCAGCCGTGGCACCTTCTGGTAAGATCAACGCTGCGTTAGGCCCCCAGGTGATGTCTTTACCATCCTCACCTACACCAGTAACAACCGGCAACGGCACATTGGCTATATGTGCTGCATGGTGATAGTCTGAGTTGGTTTGATAGTGTAGAATGTTCTGGTCCGCTAGATCCTCAAGCGGTGGCTTGGACATAAACGGCCCTACCTGTTCACCATACACAACCGCTAAGGGTATTTCAGTCACACCTACAATCGTGTCACCAGCTTCTTTGATGAAATCGCCCTTGTCGTTCTTACTCCATTTCTCCCAGGACACCACATCACCCTCACGTTTGTATACCCTGTAATACGTCACTTCCTTATCACCAAATTCACCGTCACCCTCGTATGATGTTATCTCAAACGTGATTTGCGTCAACGTAAGCTGCCCGTTGATGTACTCATACCGTAGGTTGGTAACATCTTCAGCCCGATAGTGTACCCAGTAAGGCCTGATATTCAATGCCTGTTGCTGGGCCAGGTTCAACTCACCTTCAACCTGGGGTACGTCAACCATCACATATACATGGCCCGCTTCAACCGCATCCTCAAACACCGTTTTCAGAAACACCGAACCATGCGTGTTACGGTTGTCGATATTCTCCCATAACGCTTCAATACGACTTGGTACGTCATCAGCCAACACAGGATCCCGCCTGAACACCAAACCCGTCAATCCCTTGACTGTACGTTTGAATGCATTGAAGAATACGGGACGTGACAACCTGATACTGTAGTTGTCCCATGTTTCTTTTGGGTGACGTGGCAGATAGTCCGTGTTCTTGGATTTGATCGTTTCAGATCCACCTGCCACATCACGACACTTTTGGATAGCCGGCCGCATAGCCTTGACGGTATGGCTAAGTACGTTAGGCTGATCCTTCTCTGATTGGCTCATATCGCAAACTCGATCTCTCTATAGATACGTTTGGGTGCTACCAAATTACTTTCCTGCCATAGTAGATAATCCGCAGCGTCACAGATGTGATCCAGCTTACTATCTTTGTCCCTTTGGCTGGTACCTTCCTTGTACGTCAATCCTTCCCATCCGCGTATCAATGCTTTACAACGTGGATGGATCTTCACCCGTACCGTCCCATCAGCTGCCTTCAGATTGGCGTTTGTGTTGTTTTCTCGATCTACTTGTAACGGCGCTTGTCTGGGTGATCGTATCTCAAACCCAAATGACTTGATGATAGCGAAATCGGTTTGCCCCACAGGGGCGCTTGTCTTTCTGGCACTACCCGTAGGATCAGGACAAAATATCACCTTGCGATCAGGATAGCGTTGTTTGATCTCCTGACATACCTCGGTTGTGTTTGATTCGGGTACCTCGAGCGAATCAATGAAGTGGATCTGATCAGCCACTTTCACGGCTATCGCGCTTGCCATTGGATGGACATTGAAATCCTGCCCAATATACAACTCTGCTCCCGTATCCGCCACACTCTCATCAACATGAATCGCCCGATCAAATGTGTAATAGACACGCCCTACCATAGTTTCAAATGACGCTAGAAATTCCTGACTGAACCGCCGTGGATCCATCTCCGATTTGAACCGTTCTACTTCTTTGAGTGGTACACGCCCACCATCAAGTGTAGTGAATTGCCAAGACTCCCAATCGTTCTTCCCAGGATCCTGCCCACGGTTATATAGATCGTACCCCCAATTGAAACCCTTTGGTGTTGTGATGAATATAGCGTCACCACCCGTATCAGCCAGCTTGGGCGCTAGCACCTCTTCCCATGTAGCCAAACCCTTGTCGGCGTCTTCCTGTACGGCAAATTCATCGTTGATCAACCGGACTAGCCCGCCGCCCCTAAGTGTATCAGGCTGTCCACGTCCAACCAACGTAACCCTCGATCCGTTGACGAAATCGAAGTACAAGTCCGATTCGTTTGGTTTGCCAACAAGCCATTTAGGATGGAATAGAGATTTGAAATCGCGCCATGCTTCGCGTTTGCAGTGTCGGTAAGTTGGAGCTGTGTACCAGGTATCACTACCAGGATGGGTAAGGGCTGATTGGGCACATAGGATGCCGGCAAGGTGGGTTTTACCAAAACGCCGTCCTGCAATAAGAACCCTGAATCTTGCAGTGCTGTCATATACCAAAAGCTGGGAATCAGACAGCCTGAATATATGGTCACTCACGCCTCACAACCATTGCAGGTAGTTCTTGCACCTCATGCCGTAACACGTCCGTAAATAGGCCCAGGTGCTTCCCTAACAGCTCAAAAGCCCGAACCCTTGCACTACCCTTGTCCTGACTTGCGATCTCTCTGAGGCCATTTATGACGTATTGTGCAGTAATCCCAGTTTGTTCGCTTAGCCTAACTTTGCCTTTAGCTATGGCTTCCTGAATATCAACATTTGACAGCAAGCGTGATCCTTGGCGATTTGCCGTCTTCTCACTATACCCCGCACGTATCGCTGCCTGTGTTGCGTTCAAGTCCACAAGGTATTCTTCAACAAACCTGGCGCGTCTTGCGCCGTTACCGTTACCGTTAGCCACAACTAGTCCTTTTTGAACAACCCACCACAGCTGGTATAGTATTGCTCTTTTTCGTATGCATCAAACAAATCATACCCGAGGTTGGCAAACGCTTGAATCAACGTGTCGCCGTAAACGGTGAACTTGTCGTTGTTCTTTCTGTAACACAACACCTCCCATTCCCCGTTCTCTTTGTCTCTTATCGCCACTACCTTGAACTTCATTTCCTTACCCCTTTACATCCGTTTGGGCATACATCAATCAATCCACCGTTACCGTCTGTGTATACCTCATAGTTACCACCACACAAATCACATTTGGCTATGTCGCGGCCATACTCGATGTCTTGTACTACGTTTCTCAATACCCTATGTCGTGGGACGTGTGTCTCTACCGATGCGCCGCAATGAAACGAGGCACTTGGTGTGGCTCTTGGTACACCACGGATATATGCTAGCACGTCTTTCAAATGACTCATACTAGAAACTTACTCTGTCTTGCAAGGGGTGTCACGGCAAAAGTAGTTTCAGCTGTATGGCCGGCACAGCAACATAGTTCTTTGCAGCATCAACGGATTCGTTGTATG